TGCAAAGAAATTCGGTGTTAGTTCTTGTTCACAGTTAGATGGTGCAAAGAAGAAAGCGTGTTACTCTGCATTAGATAAAGCTCATGTTGCAGACCATGAAGAACAAGTAGAACTGGAAAAAATGAGAAAAGAAGAAACTCAGAAAACTTTCAGTAAAATGTTTACACATATTAAAACTTTAAAACAAGGTAAGTAAAATGAAAACCTTTAAAGAAATGTCAACTGAAGTAGATGAGGTTTTAGGTTTTTCTGCAAGAAAGGCTGTTGCCCGTAGAATGAAGATGATGGCAAAAAAAGCATCTACTAAATTCAAAAAGGCTAGAAATAAAATGAAAGCCTTATCTCAGGATAAAGCAAAACAAAAGGCACAAAAAGCAGTAAGGACTTTGATTAAACAAAAAACAGTTGGTAAATCAAAAGATTTGAAATCCATGTCTATAGGTCAAAAAGCTGCATTAGAAAAAAAGGTTGATAAAAAAGTAAAAAATATGGGCGGTAGAGTTCATGCTTTAGTTAAGAAGTTTCAAAAGAAAATAGTTAAACAACATAGAGCTAATCAAAAAATTGCAAGAACAAATAGAAATAAATGAAAGTATCTGAAAGAATAATGTCTACTCCACAGAAAGTTTCCCAAATGCAACATTATTGGGATAATTTGTGGCATATGACACCAGATAAAGATAAAAAGAAAAATTTGGAAAAAAGGTTTGGTATTAAAAATATCAAGGTGGATAAACGTGGAAAGATTTTGTCTTTTGAAGAAGTTGAAAAGTCAGAAGTAAAGTTTGAAAAACATGATAATGCACTTATCGCGGAAACTGGTGATATATGCAGTATTAGTAGAAGTAATTTGAAGTCTAAAGCCATGCAATCAGCTTGGGATAAAAAATGTAATACAAATAAACCAGACAAAAGAAGTATTTTTGGAAAGGCTGCAAAGGGATTAAACTTGTACAATCAAAAAGTTGCACGTTTTGAACAATTTCTAGAAGCAAAACAAAAAACTGTTGTGTTTTCTTTTGGTAGACTTAATCCACCAACAACTGGACATCAAAAATTACTTCAAAAAATTATACAAACAGCCAAACAATTAAGTGGACAACCTAAATTATATGTAAGTTATTCTCAGGATTCAAAAAAGAATCCCCTTACTGCGAAACAAAAGATTGCATATATCAAGAAGATGTTTCCAAAAGAAGCACGACAACTAGAATTAAAAGACAATTCTAGTATAAGAAATGCAATGGACATTGCAACAGTATTGAATGGTAATTATGATAATTTAGTTATGGTAGTAGGTAGTGATCGTGTTAAAGATTTTAAAACATTGTTAAACAAGTATAATGGTGTAGAATCTAGACATGGTTTTTATAAATATGATAATATACAGATAGTTAGTGCAGGAGAAAGAGATCCAGATGCAGAAGGAGTTGCAGGAATGTCTGCATCTAAGATGAGAGCTGCAGCCGCAAGTGGTGATTATGAGTCTTTCTCTTTAGGATTACCACCATCATTCAAAGACGGAGAAAAATTATTTAAAGATTTGCGTCTTGGAATGAATGTTAAAGAACAACTAAAACCTTTCAAACCTATTGTCGAGATGACCAATATGGAGTTGATAAGGGAACAATACTTTCAGAACCTAATATATAACATAGGTGATTGGGTTAAAGATACTAAGACAGGAATTACAGGAGAAGTTGTTAAACGTGGCACTAATTACATTACTCTAGTTCAAGAAGATTTTACTCTACACAAAATTTGGTTGGAAGATGTAGAGTCGATGGAAAAACAAGAAAAGAAATTACCAGAAGCTATTAACTTTCTAAAGAATCGTAATCTTTGGGAAAAGGTACAGAGAGAAAATAGAAAAAGTGCAGGAGAAAAAGAAGATTCTCATAAGAAAGAATGGGGTACTAAGTCTCTTACGGACAGATGTAAAAGGATTACTCCAGGCGAAACAGTAAAGGAATCTAAAGAAGGTCTTAAAAAGTTTGCATCTAAGTTTAAGATACCAACAAATGTTGCATCTGCTATTTGGAGAAAATTAGCTGATGCTGGTATAGACCCATTAAAGATTAATCAATATAGTACATTATTATCAACATATATTAATCTGATGGATGAGAAATTACCAGAAGTTGCACCGCCTGGAAAAGAAAAACAAATATTAAAGTTAAAGAAAAAATTTGGTAAAGATAGTGATATACCATATAGAATAGCATGGAGTCAACACAATAAAGAGAAAGGGTAACTATGATAACAGAAGCATCAACGAAGGCAAACAAATTACATATAATGCACGCTGCAAAACTTATTTCTAAAATGAAATCTGGTGATGAGAGAGAACAAGCCGTTACAGAATTAGAACAGAAAGCTAAGAAAATGGGTTTTGGTAGAGATTGGATTGAAAGAACTCTTGAAAAACAAGGAGCATACGAAGAAACTATGCGTGGAAATCGAGAAGAAGCAGAAAAGATGAACAGTTATATGAACATATTATCTTTAGATAGGACTGTAAATCTTTGGTCAGAAGCTTCGAAATCAAAAGATGAGGATTTAGAACCAGTAAAGGGAAGTAAAACTTTTACTAAAAAAACTCAGGAAAAAGTTAAAATAAATCCTATGGAAAAGGAATACATTAAAAGATGAAAAAGACACTAGTACAATTTCTATATGAATCTGGAATAGAGGAAAGACTTCCTCATGTCTATTTGGATATGGATGGGGTATTGGTGAATTTGGAAAAAGGTGCATTTAAGGTACATGGTGTAAAATTAGGAGATGTACCAAAACCTGAAAGATGGGAAAAGATAAGAGATACCAAAGATTTTTGGAAAAATTTAGAATGGATGCCTGGTGCAGAAAAACTTTGGAATTTTTTAAAACCATATGAACCCAGTATCATGTCAGCATATGCTACACATGAACCAAATTCAGCAAGAGGTAAAGCTGATTGGTTAAAAACTCATGTGGGGAAATTACCTAGAGATAGAGTAAATCTGGTCAAGAGAGCAGATAAACAAAGATTTGCAAAAGATGGAAGAACAAAACAACCAAATATACTTGTTGATGATCATCCCAAAAATATTAAAGAATGGGAAGCGAATGGCGGTATTGGAATACACCATACTAGTGTAAATAAAACAATAGCAAAACTTAAAAAGATAGGTTTTGCATAAATAGTAATAACAACTTATTAATAAGGAGAACAATATGCCTTTATGGGGAAACGCTCATGCTTCAGCAACAAACAAACCCAAGTTTTTGCCGGCGGATGAAGATTCAAATTATAACCGAGCCGATTGTTATGCAACTCAAGAGGGTTGGGTAATGCAGGCTGGACATCCAAGTTCAGGAAATGGAAATACAAGTGCTGATCCAGAAGTTCTAGTTGCAAGTGGTGGACTTGCCGGTGCAACTGATACTACTGGTCTTAGAGCACCAACAGTAACATCAATGAGATTTGTTACAGCATCACTTGTTAATGGTGGAAGTAAGACCTTAACAGTTGAAATTACATGGGATGAGGGAATAACAGTTGCTGGAAGTCCACAAGTTGTGGTTGCAAATGGAAACCAATCATCTGATGGTGATGGAAATGCAACCTTAACATATACTGCAACTGGTTCAACTGCAAATAGAAAAAGATTTACTAATGCAAGTTTAACTTTTTCCACAAGTGATGTATATACATTAGGTGGAGCAAATATTACACTTAATAGTGGAACAATTTCAGATACAGTACGAGGTGGTACAGCTCAAGCCGCATCATTAGTACTTTCAGGTTTAACTGCTAAAACAAAAACTGTTGTAGCCGCATAATAATTATATAAAGCTAGTGGTCTAGAATTCCTAGAGTAGCATCCCCCCTCGAATGAGGGGGTTCACATTAATTTAAAGGAGAAAAAATGGCTGATAAGAAAATAACAGCGTTAACAGAACTATCCGCAACTGGAAAAGCCGGTGAGGATTTTTTACATATTATTGACTATGGTGGGGGATCTTCACCAGTTAATAAGAAAATTAGTCTTACTAATTTATTTAACAATGCAAACGTAGATACACATATCTATGGAGCTTCTAAAACTTTAGAAGTTGGTTTTGCAGCCGCAACTAATTCACATATAAAGGTAGCAACTGGTGCAAATGCCACTACCGATGGTGCAGTAACTATAAATGATGATGGAGTTGCATATGTTGATTTTGTAGTAAAATCACTTAGTTCAGATCAAGCAATCAAAGTTGATGCTGGAACTGATAAAATCATTGTTAATGGTGACGCCGCAAACGTGGATTTCACAGTTAGTGGTGATACTCAAGCAAACCTACTTCATTGTGATGCGGGTTTAGACGCAATAGGTATTGGAACAGGAACACCTGACACCGCATATTACCTTGATATTGCAGCTGTTGCTGGTAAATCTATAAAAACAGCTGGTTCTATTGATGTAACAGGAAGTATTACTGCTACTGGAAACCTTACTGTAACTGGTTTCTTAGTTTTAAATGATGCAATCGCAACAGCTATTGCTGGAGGTGCAAATGTCGGTGCCAAAGTAGAGATTCCTATTACTGATTTAGTTACACATCTTGACCCAGGCTCAAGTACTGGTCATTATGGACTTGCAAATGGTGCAGCTGGTCAAATTAAAATTGTATTTAATTCGGATGCGGCCCAAGATGCAATTATTACACCAACTACATTTGCACAAGGTACAACATTAACATTAGATGAATTGGAATCTGCAACATTAATGTATACAACTGGTGGTTGGATAGTCTTAAATCATCCAGGCGCAGCAATTACATAATAATTAACTTTTATATAATGGAGAAATTATGGCAATTACGATTGAATCGTTGAATGAACGGAAAACCGCCATTCAAACTGACATGGAAAAACTGAGAGATACTATCTCTCAGTTAGATAACAAACGACAAGAATTGGTCAATAACTTGAATGCTCTTTCGGGGGCATTACAACAATGTGACCAATTCATTGTCCAATTACAAGAAGAAGAAAAACCAAAGAAAGAAAAATAATATGAAATCATTTAAACAACATCTAACAGAACATTCTGGTGGTGTATATTTTCAACAGTGGCAAGATCAAGACACAATGCCTTCATCTGAACACGCAATAGAAGCTTTGAATTCATATGTTGGTCAAATGGAAAATCATGAATATTTAAATCCAAAAATTGGAATTGAAATATTACAAACACAATTAGGAAAATTGGGTTATCATTTTGAATCTCCTACACTTGATGGTGGAGATGGTGAATATTCAATGCCATTATCATATGGAAATGGTACTTTTCAGGCAGATTATGATGAGAATTCTTATGGAGAATTCAAAGAAGGTGATGGGATTTCAGACCACATAGAAGGTGGTGTTTCATTAAAAATTGAAGTAATGAAATCTGGTACTGGAAAATCAATCATGACGGCTGAAATAGTGAGGAATGCCGAACAGGGATGACCCCCTATGTTTGAAAAATTGACCAAAGACAACATTATGATGTATGCTATACAACATTATCATAATCCGTCTTGTGAAGGTATGATTGAATTTAATGATGATATGAAACGATTTAAGTATGTTAAAAGACTCTTTCGTAAATATGAAGAATCTGGTATACTTAAAGAGCGTCTACTGTTGAATCATATTATAATATTAAACAACTTATTTGGAGCAGAAGCTTCATCTACACTTTTATTTTTTAAGACAGAACGAGAACATTGGCCCACGTTGAAGGGGTTTTTAGAATTTCTAAATATAATGCCTCAAAATGACTTATTAGATATTAAAAGTGATGAAATAGTAAGACAAAAATTAATGGAACTATGAGCAGAGCAGTAGATTTATTTGTCACTTATAGATTTCTAAAATTACTGGTTACACCTTGGCACAAACAAGAAGCCTTTAAATTAGGAATCATAGATAAGGATGGTAAAGCATTAAAAAAGGCCAGAGATTTAGGTAAAGAATCAGAAAGAGCTGCATTTACTCTTTTACATAGGTTGGTATTCAATCTTAAAAGAATAATGATGAAAATCCCAGGCGTAAGAACACAATTAGGTACTTATGCAACTGCATTGTTTTTACTTAAAGAACATTATAAAATAGAAAATTTACCAGAAGGGGAAGTCACCAAATATTTACTGGAAAACAAACTAGTAGATATGAACGACAACATATCAGAAGAAGTTATTGGTTTTGGTAGTATGTTACCTATGGGTGAATATAAACTCAAAGACCAAGTTACTGCGGATGATGAAGAAATAGATGCACAGCCTGGAGATGTGGTATCTGCACTTGAAGATACACCACCTAGTGATCGTGTTTTAGGAGTAGATATTTTTCCAGTAATTCATCAAAAAAGTAATAAAAAAATATACGTTTCATTGGAGGACATTAAATGATTGAGATAATCACAGAAGATATGAGTACAGCTTCTGCTGTAGATATGAACGTAACAGGAAAACCTAAAAAGAAACGTAAGTGTGAAACCTTTAATGTTTCAGATGATTGTTTTCACAAGTTCAGACATGGAAAAACAAAGTTTGAACGATGGTCAAAGTATCTGGATATGACAGATGCATCACAAAAGAAAATTTATGATTGGGCTAAAAGACATCACAATGGTACAATCATTCTTAAAAATTCCACAACTGGAGCGGTTAGAGGAATTCGTTATAATCGTACTGGTGGGGGCCAATGGGGCAAAATTACCAGAATAAAAGAACAAGTATTAAAAACAAATCAAGAATTCAAAGTAAAATGTCCACAGTAAAGGCCGATGTCGAAGTACTTAAAGAACAAGTTGCAACTATCAAAGAAGCGTTCGATGAGCACGTTACACAAAACAGAGAAGATTTTAAAGAAGTACATTCAAGAATGAGTACCATGAAACGAGAAATTTCTGAAGAAATTAACTTGACATTTGAAAAATTGTATGATAAAATAGATGAAAATGAAAAAGATATTGGTGGATTAGAAAAGTGGAAATGGACATTGGGGGGCGTAATGCTTGCAATGACATTTTTAATGACTTTATTTTCAACCTTTCATCACTTAAATTAAGACTACATTATTTAATACATTATGAGCTATATTGATCAGAAGTACATAAATTTGTGTACTTCTAGGGTGGAAAAGTTTAAGAAAGTTCGCGATAACCTATGGAACTTTCGTTGCCCCATATGTGGGGATTCCAGAAAACATAAAAATAAGGCTAGAGGATTCGTATATCGCAAGAAGGCATCTTTTTTCTACAAGTGCCATAATTGTGGTGTAGGACTTACCTTTAACAACTTCCTCAAACATATAGATCATGGACTTTATACTGAGTATCGTGTAGAAAAGTATAAGGGTGGTGAAACACAAGGGAATACTCCAATTCCTGACAAATCCCCATTTACATTTGAAGCTCCTAAGTTTGACAAATCCATGAATAAACACTTGGATAAATTGTCAAGGTTTAGTGATCTGGAAGAAGGACATCCTGCATTGTCCTATGTTGAAAATAGACAAATTCCTAAGAAACATTGGGATAAATTATATCTCGCAGATAAATTTTATGAATGGTCTAACACAATATTTCCAGAAAAATTTAAGAGTATAAATATAGATTATCCACGCCTTGTCATCCCTTTTTTCGACAAGTCAGGAGAAATCTTCGCTTATCAAGGAAGAGCATTTGGTAAGGAAGAACCAAGATATATCACCTTAAAAATTGTTTCGGAAAAAGAGAAGATCTATGGTCTAGAACGAATTAATTATGATTCTCATGTGTATGTCGTTGAAGGGCCTTTAGATTCACTTTTTATAGATAATTGTATCGCAGTTGCTGGAGCAGATTTGAATTTATTAGAGTTGAATACAAGTTCAACTACTGTGATATATGATAATGAGCCTAGAAACAAACATACAGTAGAACGTATGTTCAAATCTGTTGATAAAAATTATCACGTTGTAGTTTGGCCGCAAGATTTGAAACAAAAAGACATTAATGATATGTATTTGTCAGGTATAGAAGATGTTAAATCTTTTGTTGATGTACACACATATCATGGACTAGAAGCATACTTAAAAATCAATCAATGGAAGAAAATATGAACCCGCAAGTACAACCAGTAACAAAAACAATGTTCCCCAAAGTATTCAGTTCCCCCCTTAAAGAAGAAATTACCTCTCAAATAGATCCCTTTGAAAACGAAATGAGTAAGTTCGTGTATTACAGAACATATTCAAGATGGGATGATGGTAAAGGCCGTAGAGAGACATGGGATGAAACTGTTCAACGATGTGTAGATTACCTAAAGAAAGTTAGTAAAAGTAAACTTAAAAAATCAGATTATGAACTGATACATCAATACATTTTAGAGATGAAGGTAATGCCTTCAATGAGATTATTGTGGACTGCCGGAAAACCAGCTCACCTTAACAATGTTGCAATTTATAATTGTTCTACAGTACCTATAGATTCCCTTAGTTCATTTGCAGAAGTTTATTTTCTGTTGATGAGTGGAACAGGAGTAGGTATAGATGTATCTAAGAAATATGTAGAGAAGATACCCAAAGTAAAAAAATTGAATGGAGATAAACAGAAGATTGTATTTGATGATTCCAAAGAAGGATGGGCAATGGGAACATTGGAAGTTTGTCAAGCTATGTGGGAAGGATGCGATGTAGAATGGGATTTATCTAAACTTAGACCACAAGGTGCAAGACTTAAAACTTTTGGTGGAAGGTCATCTGGGCCAGGGCCACTAGATGAGACTTTACATTTCATCAAACATATGATTGAAGCTCATAGAGACAGAAAGTTGAGTTCCATAAATGCATTTGATATTGTTACTAAAATTGCAAATTCAGTAGTTGTTGGTGGAGTCAGAAGGTCATCCATTATTACACTTTCAGATCTTCATGATAACGGAATGAGAGATGCTAAACAAGGTCAATTTTGGGTTACTAATGCACACCGAGCTATGAGTAACAATAGTGCAATTTATGATTCCAAACCAAATTCAATAGAATTCATGAAAGAGTGGTTAGCACTTGCAGAAAGTGGTACAGGAGAACGTGGTATATTTAATCGTTATTCTATCAATAGTCTAATACCAAAACGCAGGCGCAAGAGACAAGATTGGACTACTAACCCATGTGGTGAAATAATATTACGTCCTAGAGGGTTCTGTAACCTTACAGAAGTGGTTATTCGTGCAGAAGATACACTTGAGACATTAATGGAGAAGATCAAAGTTGCAACTCTAATTGGTACAATACAATCAACAATGACAGATTTTGCACTTCTAGATGACTTGCATGAGGATTGGAAAAAGAACGCAGAAGAAGAAAGACTTCTAGGTGTTTCTATGACAGGACAAATGGACAATCCAGATATATTGACTCCTGAGAATTTACAAGCTCTTAGAGACTATTCTGTGGGAGTAAACGTAGAAGCTGCAGAACGATTAAAAATAAACAGATCAGTAGCCATTACAACCACAAAACCTAGTGGTACAGTATCAACTCTGGTAAATTCTGCATCTGGTTTTCATCCAAGATTTGCACCTCATTATATACGAAGGGTGCGAATATCTGCTACAGATCCATTATTTAAAATGATGAGAGATCAAGGTGTAAAGTTTTTACCAGAAGTAGGACAACCAGAAGAAACTGCAATGACATGGGTGTGTGAATTTCCAGTAAAAGCACCAGAAAATTCTGTCATGGTAAAAGATGTTGATGCAATTTCTCAGTTAAAACAATGGTTAAAGATAAAACATAATTACACAGAACATACAGTATCAGCAACAATATATGTCAAGCCAGATGAATGGTTAGAAGTTGGACATTTTGTTTACGAAAACTTTGACGATTTAGTGGGGGTGAGTTTCTTACCTAAAGATGACCACATCTATCAACTTGCCCCTTACGAAGAAATTGACGAAAAAACTTATGATGAAATGCTTGCAAATTTCCCAATTATTGATTATTCTGAACTTTCTAAATATGAAACGGAGGATAATACTACAGGAGCGCAAACAGTTGCGTGCTCTGGTGACAGTTGTGAAATCATTTAATAGCAAGTTATGGCAGAAAATTTAGAAATAGATTGCAAGGATTGCAACGCGACATACAATTTGAAACATAATCTGAATGTCGCAAGATACGAAATAGGATTTTGTCCTTTCTGTGGATCAGAAGATATTGATATAGAAGATGATTATTATGATGATGAAGATGAGGAAGATTATTTTTGACATAAATATTCTAAAGTGGAGTATTTATGAGTTACGAAAATCCTTGGCTATACGATGGTGTAGCATTTGAAAGTGAAGATATAGAAGATTATTTTGGTTTTTGTTATCTTTTGACAGACCTTGAGAATGAAAAAATGTATATTGGTAGAAAATACTTCTACCAGAACCGAAAGAAAAAAGGTCAGAGAAAAAGAGTACGTTCAGAGAGCGATTGGAAAACCTATTACAGTTCATCTAAAAAAGTTAAACATTTAGTACAAGAATTTGGGGGAGCCAGATTCAAGAGAGAAATACTTGGTCTTTGGAAAAAGAAAGGTCAGGTAAATTATAATGAAACTAAATTGTTATTCAACCACAATGTTTTAGAAGAAATGAATGATAATGGCGAAAAGTTGTATTACAACGACAATATTATGAACAGATATTTTTCAACATTAATGGAAGAAAAGACTTGACATTTCATTTTTATAATGTTATACTATAAGGGAAAATGATTAAAAGACTTAAAGAGTTAAAAAGTCTTATTGATAATGGTTCAGTACCAACCATACATGAAAATGCTAAAATAGATTCTGAAGAATATTCCTATATGGATCTTATAGCGTTGGATTATGGATTTGTCCAAGACCTTTATATTGGTAGTGGAAATTTTGAAAAGTGGTTTACATATACTGGGCCCGAACCGATCAAAATCAATGATCTTACTTTACATCCAAATGAGATGATTGAGTTTGTGGTAACTCAAATTTATGATGGCATATTATGAGAAAGAAACTGAGTGAAGAACGAAAACAACAACTGCGTGACCAGTTAGACGTTGCACGAAAGAAAAAAGCACCAGCGGAATACAAGAACGTATATCCGTCTGTATTAGCAAAACCAGATGATGATCCTTTGTCGTTGAAATCTATTAAGAAAGCGATTAAACATAACAAGGATAAAGCATCTGCATATCTTACCAATTCCCGCAGGAGAGGTGCATCTCCAAAACAATCCATTGCAGATAAAATTAATGCCGATAGTGCAAAAGCATATATTCGGTTTATGGAACATTACCTCAGAACAGGGGATTGGATTTCTGATTTTATGGGTGATGATGAGGAAAAGAAAACTCAATGGAAATGTATTGCAATGGCCTATAATCCAGATGGTACACCTAAACGATCTAAAGGTGTTTACTATCCAGATATTAACATGGTATGGGGTGAAGTAGTATGATATTAATTGATTTGAGTCAAATAATGGTGGCATCTACAATGATGTCAATGGGTAAAGAACAATCAGAAGTTGACATTGATATGGTTCGACATATGATTCTGAATAGTCTCAGAATGTATCGGTCAAAATATCATCCAGAATATGGTGAATTGGTCTTATGTTGTGATGGTAGGCACTCATGGAGAAGGGAACATTTTCCTCAATACAAGGCAGCTAGAAAGTCTAGTCGTGATGCAGATAAAAGGAATTGGACACAAATCTTTGGTTGTCTTGATACCATCAAATCAGAACTTAAAGAGTTCTTTCCATACAAGTATATACAGATTGATGAGTCAGAAGCTGATGACATTATAGGAGTTCTTGCAAGAAATGCAGGAACAGAAAAGGTAATGATAATTTCTGGTGATAAGGATTTTATACAACTACAAGTACACAAAAACGTAAAACAATACAGCCCTATCACCAAGAAATTAATAACAGATAAAAATCCAGCAAAGTATTTAAGAGAACATATTTTGCGAGGTGATACCTCAGATGGTGTTCCTAATTTTCTATCATCTGATAATTGTATTATAGATAAGATTAGACAAACACCATTGTCTAAGAAAAAGATAGAAGCTTGGTTATACCAAGATCCAGAAGATTTTTGTAATGATGAACAGTTGAGAAATTATCATAGAAATTTGAAACTGATTGATTTACAATTTACACCATTAAACATAATAGACCAAGTGGTTGAACAGTTTAATGTAGAACCAAAAGGTAAAAGAAGTGGACTTTTGAATTATTTTATCGAAAGGAAACTCAATAATTTAATACAAGACATAGGAGAATTTTAATATGGCACAACCAGTAATTGAAGGTGGAGTTGGAGTAGGTAGTTATAGTACCGATGCCGGTGCAAAACTTACTTCAGAACCAAACCCTAGTATCAAAGTTAGAAAACCACTATTGAGTGAAATTCTTGATAGAGTACATAAGGCAAAAAACAAAGGAGATATGATTAAAATCTTACAAGAAGAAAATTGTGAACCATTGCAACAGATATTGCAATGGGCATATAATCCTACAATAGCTTCAGATTTGCCTTCTGGAAAACCACCATATGTTGAAAATGAAGCTCCAGAAGGTACAGAACATACGTTATTGAGAACTGAGGCAAATGGTCTTTGGCATTTTGTTAAAATCTTAGTATCTGAAAAAAAGGATGAAAATAATAAAATAGTAAGAACTTATAGATCAGCTGACCCAAATACACAACAAACAGTTAGAGAACGTATGTTTATCAGACTGTTAGAGGGATTACATAAGAATGAGGCTAATTTATTATGTGCTATAAAAGATGGTAATTTACCATATAATCCAAAAACGAAGGAGGGGATTAAAGGATTATCCGTACCTATATTGCAGGAAGCCTTTAATTGGGATGAGAACTTCAAGAAGAAAGATGTATAAATATAATACAATCTTTTTATAGGGAGTCCAAGATATGCAAATCCGAAACGGAATGTGTGTAGAAGATAACCTAATATCTTCCCTCACATAAATTCCCCTTTATATAATTTAGAGTTTAGCCGTTTAACGATCTGCGGTTATTATTATTTCTATGATGTCCTATATCAAAAAAAAGATTGAAGATCATATTAAAGAAGGTAATATGAAGAAACTGTTTATTCCAGTTGTTTTATTTTTGTTAATGGTACTTCCATTAGGGAGTACTCAAAATAGTGCTAAAGCTGTTAAGATTGCAACAAGTTCACATGATAAAAATGTGTGGACATATGAATCATATCAAGAAGTTTTAGGTGATAGAGAAAAACAACACGAATGTCTTGCAAAGAATATATATTTCGAGGCTCGAAATGAACCATTTGTAGGACAATTTGCAGTAGCACTTGTAACTCTTAATAGGGTACATGACTCTGCATTCCCTAATACCATATGTGATGTGGTATATGAGGGAATACATACAGCAAGTGGTTTTCCAAAACGAGATAGATGCCAATTCAGTTGGTATTGCGATGGAAACTCAGATGAAGTTCGTAATCAACGTGCATGGAAAGAAGTGCAAAAGACTGCGAATCTTGCAATGATTAAGTATGGTAAAATGAAGGCCGAAGGTCTAGACTATACAGAAGGTGCAAGATTTTATCACACATTTGAGGTAAGTCCACGATGGTCAAAAGTTTATCCAGTAGTTGGAAGAATTGGAGATCATATCTTTTATAGATAGTAATGAATCTTGAAAATTTGCATAGACAAATGAAAATTCAAAAACTTGAAGATATTACACAAGAATGTGTTCATAGTTGGCCAAAGAGTGAAAAATACTCAGAGTTTTCCAAAATGACGGACATAATTCATTGGTTAGAAAAAAATGAAGAATTAAGTTCAGATGGGAAAAAATTTATGGTTGACTTAGAACACAGCTTGGTGAAACTTTTTGCAACAAAATATAATGCCGACATATCAATATAAATGTACAAAGTGTGACTTTGAATTTGAAGAAACACATAAAATAGAGGATAGAAATATCCCATGTGAAAATCCAAAAAAATATGGTAATTGTAGTGATGATGATTCTTCATGTGACCTACAAATAGTACCACAATTTCTTTCTATGGTTTCCATGAGAGACGGCTGGAGGAGACATACTAGTGATGGGTGGAAAGATAGATTGAAAGAAATAAAACGCCAGAACCCAGGCTCTAACATAGATACATAATTATGCAAACACAAATGTTTACTCATGACCAGTTAATTGAGATGAAGGGGGTTACAAAAAACCAACTTGAGGTTTTTAGTCAATATGAGGCCGGTAAGAATATGTTTTTATACGGGCCAGCTGGTACAGGAAAAACTTTCGTACTTCTTTACAATGCAATCAAGGAAGTACTTGACCCCGCCAAAAATTATAACTGCATACACATAGTAAGGTCATTAATGCCTACTAGAAGTCTTGCATTCATGCCAAGTGATGATCAAGACAAAAGTTCTTTATACCAAGTTCCCTACGACAATATGTTACGATTCATGTTCAAACTCTCAGCACCTGAGCAGTTTGAAATGTTGTATGAAGAATTAAAGAAACAAGGAAATGTTGCGTTTCTATCTACATCTTTTTTACGAGGGATTACGTTAGACAATTCTATTATCCTTGTAGATGAATGTCAAAATTTAAACTTTCACGAACTAGATACAATCATGACTAGAGTTGGTCAGGATTCTAAAATCATGTTCTCAGGAGATTTTGACCAGACAGACCTAAAAGAAGATGAAGAAAAGGCTGGATTAGGTCAGTTCATAAAAATTATCAACGAAATGGAAGAATTCTATTCATGTGAGTTTGATATAGGTGATATAGTGAGAAGTGGATTAGTTCGTTCCTATATCATCCAAAAATATAATACTGGATTAGGAGATAGAAAATAATGTTACCAATGCTACTATTTAACGTAGTTTCTAGTCTTGTTGTAGACAAGGCTCAGGATCTAGCGAAAGAGCACGTTGAGAAGATGTTAGATGATATTCTTCCAGATGATGCAAAAGAAGAATTAGATGAATTAATTAAAAGTGACCCTGCACATAAATTTGAAAGTGCAACAGAAGCACTTCAAGGTGCAATAGAAGGTAAACTTCCAATATCCTTAAAGGATGGAACATTGAAACCAGTTGAATTAAGTTTTAAGGTTACATATGACCCAAACTCTGGAAAAGTGGATATTGTACAAGATAGTGATGGAGTACTATAATGTCTGAGACAATAAGAGTATCAAAGAATTTTGCACTCTCAGAAATGGTTAAGAGTGCAACAGCAGAAAGATTGGGTGTAGACAATTCACCTAGTGATATACACCTTGTAAATTTAACACATCTTGCAATTCATATTTTACAACCAGTAAGAGATCAGTTTGGAGTAATTACAATCAATTCAGGCTATAGAAGTCCTACATTAAATGCAAAGGTTGGAGGATCAAAAACAAGTCAACATTGCAATGGCCAGGCAGCCGATTTTGAATCGTTTTCTACACCAAATCCTGACCTTGCAAAATGGATTGCAAATAATTTAGAATTTGACCAGCTCATTTTAGAGTTTTACGATGGTGTCAATCCTAATAGTGGATGGGTACATTGCAGTTACAACCTAATGGGCAATCGTAAGAAAATCATGACTGCACTAAAAACTAAAAGTGGAGTCCAATATAAAAATGGATTTGTGAGTAAATAATGATACTAAAAAATTATGATAGGAAACTCATTCCTGAGTTGCCTAAACTTGTGAGAACAAATGTTGGTGGTAATAGACATTACGAAACACCTAATGGATCATACCCCTCTATAACATCCGTACTATCGATACGAGGAAAAGAATCGATTATTGCATGGAGAAAGAGAGTAGGTAATGAAGAAGCCAATCGAATATCAAAAAGAGCAACTACTAGAGGAACACATTTTCATAGTCTCATGGAAAAGTATTTCCTAAATGAGATAGATGATTACGATTCTTTTAGTGGAGATGCTCTTGCAAGAAATCCCGGCGTATGGTTTCTTTTCCTAGAAGCTGTTCAAATACTAGAAAAGAAGGTCGGTGATATTTACTGTATCGAAGATTACTTGTATTCTGATGAGTACGGAGTAGCTGGTGCAGTAGATATGATTGCCGAATACGAAGGAAAAACATCTGTTGTAGATTTCAAAACTTCTAATTCAGATAAGAAGGAAGAATGGATTGAAAATTATTTCATTCAAGGAACTGCATATGCAAAGATGTTTACAGAGAGAACTAATATCCCCTGTGATCAACTGGTAATATTCATTATGCCTGATAATGGTATACCTCAAATATTCGTAAAAACAGTTGATGACTATATCCCACAACTTATAACCGCAATAGAAGATTTTAAAATATATCAACAAAAGACTTGACTTTTGAGATTTCCTATAGTATAATAGAACCTATGAACAATAACGAATTAGATATTATTACACCAACAAAGTTTAGTTTATTGATTGAACAAATGGTACAGACAAAACACATATCATATATGGATGCTTGTTTGGAATACTGCAAGGAAAAAGAAATAGAACCTAATTCCATTGCAAGGTTGGTGAATAAAGCATTAAAACAGAAAATACAAATGGAAGCTGAAGAACTCCATTTTTTACCTAAAACAAATTCACTACCAGTATGATTTGGAAGCCTTTGATGCATACAAAATGTATTTGGCAATTAGACTACATTTTCAATCACCAAATTACGATTTTGTAAAATATAATGGAGAAATAAAATGTACTAAAGAGTCCTTTATGAAAAGGAACGATAGGTACTTCTTCCACAAACTATCTAAGAGATACAATAGACCAGAGTATCAAGACTTTCTGGTAAGTAATTTTGTAACAGAAGATAGTGTCAATCCAAAGTGGTTGACAGGAGATAAGGCTGAAAGTAATTACAAAGAGTGGGTCAAGATACAACAATCAATAACTAGAGTGTTTGACCAAGATTTGAAAAAATGTATAGATTATCATAGTCCTTTTGGTGGACTGTTTAAGTGTGAAACTAAAACACATCCACCGATTGTAAAGTTGTTACTACGGAATGAAATATCTATAGTATCAGCTATTGTCCTAGACTCTTACCTTAACTGGATAGAGTTTACTAACCATGAAGTGAGTGAGGATTGGGTTTGGCCGAAACTCATGAGTACACTTCATAATTGTCAACCTTTCATTAAATTCGATAGGGAAAAATGCAAGGCAATACTAAAAGACAGGGTAGAAAACATCGTTCACCAGAAGATTTAATTCGGGAAAACGATTTTCTAAAACATAAAATGAGAGATTTGCAGAAGTATATTCGTAAGTTAGAATATGATAATGCACTCTTACAACGTAAACAACAGAGTAATTATGCGAGGAGAAATAGACACAGACAAGCTTGAACTTGTATACTGTTCTAAGTGTGCATACAAGCTCATGGTCAGAGGTGTAGGTAGTTATGCCTCTGATAACATAATTCACTTAGGGTGGATTATATTATGTCACAGACTTCACCATTTCTTTAAGGGTGAAGGATTTCGTGACTAAATAGTGATAATACGTTAATACGCTAATATAAACAAACAATACTATAATAAGGAGTAAATTATGTCATTAGCCGCACTAAAGAAGCAATCCGATTTCTCATCACTTATTGATGAGTACAACAAACAAACAACCCCTCAGAACGAAACTAAGTCGTTTGACGATGAAAGAATCTGGAAACCAGAACTTGATAAGTCAGGTAATGGTTATGCCGTGATTCGGTTTCTTCCTGCTCCAGAAGGAGAAGATGTACCATGGCAGAGAATGTTCACACATTCTTTTCAAGGGCCAGGAGGCTGGTACATTGAGAATTCCCTAACCACTATCAACAAGAAAGATCCAGTTGGAGATGTGAATCGCACACTTTGGAATACTGGTTCTGAGGCTGATAAAGAGACAGCTCGTAGACAGAAACGTAAGTTGTCATACTTTACCAACATCTATGTTGTTGCAGATCCTAAACATCCAGAGAATGAAGGAAAAGTTTTCCTTTATAAGTTTGGTAAGAAGATCTTTGATAAGATCATGGAGGCAATGCAACCTCAGTTCGATGATGAAAAGGCCATCAATCCATTTGATTTGTGGAAGGGTGCAAACTTCAAGTTGAAGATTCGTAAGGTAGACGGATTCTGGAACTACGACAAGTCTGAGTTTGAAGCGGTAACACAACTGTTACCTACAGATGAAGAACTTGAAAAGGTTTATGGTTCAGAATATCCATTGAAACCATTTCATGATGATTCTAACTTTAAGTCTTATTCAGAGTTGAAGGAGAAGATGGAACGTGTACTAGGTGAGGCAGTAGATAATCGTACTGCTGAACAAGTTGCATCTGATATGGGGGAAGTACCTTTTGATGGTGGAAAACCAATCGAAGGAAAACCATCTGATACTATGGACTACTTTGAAAAGTTGGCAACAGCTTAACCATTTAAGAAGTATTTGTTATGCATTGGGTTTACAGAACTTGATGCAACAGCCATAGTGGTAGAACCACTACTAACATTAGAAGTTGTTGGAGCATTTATTATCATAGGTGCTCCACTGCTTCCCATTCCCCCCTCTTTTTCCATATCTGGTAAAGGTTTTACTAATTCGGGGCCGTGAAGAACTGCGGGTACTGTTTTTCCAGCTGGTATAAATCCCCCTCTGTTTAAACTTGCACCATATTCATTTAAAAGATTTTTTAATTTTTCTCGTTCTACATCTTCTAAATTTCCTGTGTTATCTTGATAAGCTGCAACTAATCCTGACATTAATTTCTTTTGGTCTGATTCAGAACCTTCAGCAAGCATGGCTTTAAGTTTAGTTTCATCAACAGAATTCATTCCTGCATCATCAATAAATGCACCTTTTTCAAATGCTTTTTCTGAAGCTTCATCACCACTAGAACCAAAAAGGAAATTATATAATGCAGAAGGCATTATCTTTTTTGCTAAAGCTCCAAAATCTATATTGAATAAACCTTCTATCCAGTTAAATAATGGATCAAGAACATCTTCTTTCAACCATTTTGCTAAATCGAAATCTGCACTAATTGCATCATCTTCCATACCAAATAAATTTTTTCCAATCCAATTAATAGCTGGTTTTATTGCAATGTCAAACAACCAACCAAAAATATCTGCAGCTTTACCAAATAGTCCTTTAATACCTTCTAATGCTAATTTGGGATCTAATTTAAAAAGTCCTTCAAATATTTTCATATAATCACCAAAAATATCTTTTAGAAATCCAGTAACAGAAAATTTCATGAAGTCTTTACCTTCAATTTCTTTTTCATCCATACCAAATAAACCCATTACTTTTTTAATCAACCATTTGATTGAATCTTCTGCAAGTTGTATCAAATCAAATACGAAGAAGTCTACTATTGCTTTTATTCCTGCACTCAACCCTGCAACAGTTTTATCCCATAGAGAACCTTCTTCTGATTCAAATGCGGCCATAAATGCAACTACTGCATCATATGCGGCCATTATCCATCCAATTGGCCCGAAGAATTTTAACATCTTAGCACCTATAGACCCTAAGAATTTTTGAATACCTACTATAACTTTATTACTTTTTATTGTTTGTAGAGCTTTCATAATTTTTCCACCTTCATCTGCACTTCCAAAGAAACTCCCTATCCATCTAAAGAATTTGGCAATAGATGAATCTCCACCCATCCAGGCTGTAAATTTTCCTGCAATATTACCCTTTATGACACTCAAATTTTTTGCTATTGACCCCTCTGCACCAAATATACCTTTAATCCATGTAATCCATGATTGAATTTTACTTTGAGGGCCAAACCACTTTGTAAATGTTGTACTTTCTTTTATAGCTTTAAGGGATTTAGCAATAGTTCCATCAAGACCAAACGCAGCTGCAATCCATGACATAACACCTCTTATTGCACCGCCAGCTAGAAACATTGATCTAAAACCAAGACCTAATAGAAATTTCCAAAGAGTTCCAACCGGCCCCATAAATCCAAACCATCCTTTTATTAAATTCATAACGGCTTTAAACAACCACAATCCACTTCCTATTCTAGTTAAAACTACAAATATTCCATCTAGTATATCTGTTACAGTTGTCCATTCTTCTTTTATTTTTCCATACCATTCTTTTACTTTTTCTACAGTTGATTCTAAATCTGCTGTTGATAACCAATCAAAAAGTGCCCAAAGAGCTGCAAGACCTAATCCTTTCATTAATAAATCTAATATATTTCCTGCAAAGTCTGAAACTGCTTTTATTTTTGCTTTTCCAAAATCGACAGCTTTAGATGCCGCAACTTTTGCAGCTTTTGCAGCTCGTTCTTGAAATTTCTTTGCCCAACTAAAATGACCCAGTAATCCTTTAAAAACACTATTTTGTCCAGCTGCATTTTTTTTATTCCAGTTATGATGTTTTCCAACATCTGACCTTTGTTTTCTAACAGCTTTGACTACTTCTTGAGTTTCATTTTTAATTTCTTCATCACCAGCATTACTAGTTTTTAACTGTTCTAATACTGCTTGTAAAGTACTCTCTTGACTTGGTTGATCAGCCATGTTTCCTGTTTTGTTCTTTTATTCTTTGGTTTTCTTCTTTAATAAAATTAACTAATTTATCAACGTATATATCCCTTTCCCAAGGCAACATATTTTCAACTTCTGTTAAACTCCATTTGTGATGCTGTATCATAGAAAATAAAGTTGAATAATATACTTCCAGATTTATATGAGAAAGGGCAATTAAAAAAAATCATTCATACCAGATAATGTTATCGTTGATTTTACCCCTGTCTTTGGATTAGTTATTTCTACCTCATGTTTTAAACTAGGCATTGTTTCAAAAAACTTTTGCACTTTTTCAAATTGTTGATGACTTAAACTTTCTAAAAATGTCATTTTATCTTTCATTGTATAATCCATAGCATCAAAAGTTTCTTCACCTTGCCATATTTGATAAAGACTATTAGCTATCATTTCAAATAGTCTGTCTGCATCTTTTTTATTACCTTTAGATTGTGTAGCATGACCAATAGTATCAATAGATGGGTACATCATTAGAATACCAATATTTGGTTCTTCAGATAATTGTATTCTAGCATCATGTGTTTCATCCATTTCAACATTAACTTTAGTCAAATCTACTTCAATATCAACTTGTGTTTTTTTATCATCTGGACAAGTTACTTTTAATTTAGCAATTTCCCCTACGGACTTTGCCCTTATGTTTAAGAAAATATATTCCATATCAAATAAGGGTAGTTTATCAAGTTCTATTTTCCCTTTGCAACAATTTTCTATAATAGTTTTAATTGCTCTATATGTTGCATCTTCTGTTCCTGTTTCTTGTGCAATTAATAAAAGTTTTTCTTCTTTTACAAGAAAAGGTCTGTATGTAATTTCCTCATCAGTTGAGGGAACATTTAGCCGATATTCTGGCGTATTAATTATTGGTAAAGTCATAATATTCTCACTATTTTAATGTTAAAATTAACCAAGTAAATTTGAACCCCTTGATAAAGGACTCGTATTTATTCCTTGATTCACGGCACCTGACAATGGCCCTGAAAGTTCTGGTGGTAAATCCTCAATAAATGGAAATCCATCTTTTTCATTTCTAAATTCTCCAATCGCAAGATTGACTTGACTACGATTTCCAAGATTACCCATTTTGAACGGATTCCATTTCCTATATGACCATGTAACATCAAATGTTGCAATAGAATTAGATGCATCATGTCCAAGATCAATAGAACCTACAATAGATGGAAAACATTCAAAAATTCTTACTCCATAATTGTCTCTAAAATTAACTTTTGGTATTTGATATGCAGCTTGATCTTTAGCATCTCTGGTATCTTGTCCTGTCAATTCATCAAATTTACTTGTTGCCGTTGAAATACCATTACTAAGTGTTTGTGCCCATCCATCATCTCCTTTAGTTTTTACACCGGCACCACCTTGTGCTACAGTTGTACGAGTATGTACATCAAATTCAGATGTATACTCATTATAGAAATTAAAGTTACCAGTTAAATCATTGTAGATAAGTTTTTGCCATGCATCAAAATAATTTTTGATATGCATCGTACCATCACAATAAAATGTAGTAGTTATTGCACCATATTGGACTGATTGGGGATATGCATATGGAGCTCCATATTGTCTAGGTAAGGCCGTCGTGATATTTTTTTCAGGTATGGTAACTTTACTACAATAGAGATTCATTTTTTGTTCATCTCTTTTTAATTTTTCATGTCTTGGATTACCATCATTATGCATACCTGAGGCAGCTGCATTGGCTTGTTTGTATCTTTCTAAAATTTGTCCTTTAGTGGAGTTTTGCATAATATGAGTTTTCCAATCTAAACTACCAAATTTAACTTGACTAGTATTTGTTCCACTAGGTTTAGGTTTATCCCATCTTCCTGCTCCTTTTTCCATAGTCGATTGGTCAATACCTACTGGATGATTAAATGTACATTTAAAATTGACAGGCATGGTGAAACCTTCTCCCATACCAACAACTGTTCGTATGGTCTGGACATCCCCCATACCATCTACTGTTTTAGGTCGTTTATCTTCTAGAATTCCAATTTCTCTAAGAATTCCCTGGCCTCTTTGTTTACTGATGCCAGTACGAATGTCCTTATTTCCTATTTTTACACCTTTTCTAAATAATGCCATTTTTTTCCTTAATACATTGCTTTTGATCTACCCCATACTGTATTTTCTGAGGCTCCCCTAAATTTCTGTAAAGGTAATGCAGCTGCATAACTCCAATCTTCACCTTTAATTCCGTAAAGACCTTTACCCTGCACATTACTAAACAAGTATCGTTTAATACATGGTTTCGCTGGGGGATAGTTTGTTATAATATCATACGACAATCGTAATTTATAATTGTCTGTTAAGTTTCCACTTGCACCTTGTGCCTTGATTAGTCTTAACATCAAGTCTATTCGTGCATTTGGTGGTAGATAATGTAAGTTAATTCCATAGAATCCGTTTTTTGCAAAATCAAATGGAAATATTAACGGCCATACATCCCAATATGGCAATATATCTTTCCACTTTGCATCGTACTGAAACAGATACATTCTACCAATAATTGGTCTACTAGTAGAACCAGTACTTCTATCTCCTGTTAATTCACTTCTTCCTGTAGATGCAGGAAATGCAGCTCGTTGAGTCTGTTTAACAATATCTTTAAACCAAGACATTGCTTCTTTACCCTTCGCTTTTAGTTTCGATAGAAAATCTGTTGCTACTTTATCTGCCATATATATATTTAGTCGTGTTAAGGTGATCTTCTGTTATTATCAAAAACTTCCATCCGTTCTTTTTACATATATCTTGTGCAGCTGACCATTTTGCACTATTCCTTGCCCATTCTTTTACTTCATG